GATATACAAAGAGGGCCACCGCAACCCGTGGCAATGGGATAAAATCTCCGGCCATGAGCGAAACGAACCTCTTGACTGCCGAAACTATGCCATAGCGGCCTACAAGGTGCTGCCGAAAGACCTTGATGCCATCGACCGGGCGCTGAAAAGGCTGCGCGGCAAGGCACCAGAGGCACCGGCAGCCCCGGTGATAAATATTCAACAACCCGTCTCCCGTCCCCAGCCGTCCCCCGGCCGGAGGCGGGAGAACTTTTTAGACGACTGGTGAGGTGTGAGTTATGGATACCGTGACCATCAAAAAGCGGCTGGAGTTCCACACGAAGCGGCTTGATAACCTGTATGTGGCCTACAACAAGCTGCTTTCCGGTGGCGTGAAAAGCTACCGTCTGGACGACCGGGAACTCACACGTCTTGACCTCGGCAAGCTCAGCGATGAGATCAAAGATGCCGAGGAAAAGGTCGATGAACTGACCGCGCTGCTGAACGGCCAGAGTGCCCGCAAGGCATTCTCCGTTATCCCGCGCGATTGGTGATCCTTTAGGGTGACGGCCCGAAAGGGCCTTTGCCGCGGGCTGGCTGCTTTTTACTCCTTTCCCCAGCCAGCCCGCTTAGTTTGAAAATTACGGAGGCGATTACTCTTGAGTGTCAGATACCGCGTCACCGCTGCACCGCAGGCCAGCGGCTACAGCGAGGCGGGCGCATCCTACAAACGGCGTGCGCTGCGGGCTTTCTTCCCCAACAGCAACTCTCCGAGCAGCGATATTCACGACAACGCAGATATTCTGCGGCAGCGGAGCAGAATGCTCTACATGAGCGCACCTGTTGCGACCAGTGCCATCAACACGAATCGAACGAAGATCGTTGGCACCGGGCTGACCTTGAAAGCGACCGTTGACCGAAACGTACTGGGGCTATCCCCGGAAAAAGCCAAAGAGTGGCAGAGTAAAACCGAGGCAGAGTTCCGGCTTTGGGCCGAAAACCGCCGCAGTTGTGATGCCATGGGGCTGAACGATTTCTACGGCTTGCAGCAGTTGGCCCTGAAAAGCTGGCTTATGAGTGGTGATGTGTTCGCCGTGGTGAAAATTCGTGACCCGGACAAGCTGCACCCCTACGGGCTGCGGCTGCATCTGGTGGAGGCTGACCGTGTGTCCACCCCGGATAAGCTCGGCGGTATGCTGGATGGCCTGGGCTATACCGAGGGCACAAACCCCAACACCGGGAACAAAATCTATGATGGTGTGGAAGTGGACAGCAGCGGCATGATCGTGGCCTACCACGTCCGCAACACATATCCGCATGAGTGGCGGAATGACATCACCAAATGGCAGCGAGTGGAGGCGGTCGGTGCGACAACTGGGCTGCCCCAGATCCTGCACATTATGGAGTCCGAGCGTCCGGACCAGTACCGTGGTGTCCCGCTCATTGCACCCATCATCGAACCGCTGCTCCAGCTTCGCAGATATACGGAGTCGGAACTGCTGGCAGCTCTGGTGCAGAGCTTCTTCACGGCATGGATTGTCACCGATACCCCGAAGAACGCTATCCCGTTTGACGAAACCGGCAGCGGAGATCTCGGCGGTGTTCCTGTGGACAACCCAAAGGCTGACAACGCCAGCCACAGCCCGAACGAGTATGAGATGGGGCCGGGTACGGTTGCGCACCTCGGCAAGGGCGAGGACATCAAGTTCGGAAACCCCAATATTCCCACCGCAGGGTTTGATACGTTCGTCAAAACGCTGTGCAAACTCATGGGTGGTGCCATTGAAATGCCGTATGAGCTGTTGCTGAAAGAGTTCAATGCCAGCTACTCGGCCAGCCGTGCCTCTCTTTTGGAGGCATGGGAAGGTATCAAGATGCGGCGTGCATGGCTGGTAGGCAGCTTCTGCCAGCCTGTATATGAAATTTGGCTTTCTGAGGCTGTGGCCCGTGGACGAGTAATCGCCCCGGGCTTTTTTGATGACCCTCTGGTGCGTGCTGCGTGGTGCGGCGCACGGTGGATTGGGCCTGTGCAGGGCACCCTTGACCCGAAGAAAGAGGTCGAGGCCGCCGTGCTCCAGACCCATCACGGCTTCCGCACCCATGAGCAGGTCACGCGCGAGCTGGGCGGCGGCGACTGGGAGGACAATGTCGCAGAGCTGGCCCACGAAAACGAGCAGCTCAAAGCTGCGGGCAGCGAGGGCGTAATCGAAACCACAGAAAGTGTCACTACACAGGGAGGTAAAGAAAATGCCGAAAGCACCGAGTAGCACCCCGATGGTGAGCATCCAGCGGCCCTGCTATGCAATGGCCAGCACTGACGGCCAGAGCGCTGACATCACCATGTACGGCCAGATTGTGGACACGCAGCCCACGGATTGGTGGACGGGTGAGCCGATTCCGGGTCAGTACATCATTGAGAGCGAGTTCCTGTCCGACTTGCAGCAGGTCGAGCATTGTTCGGAGATCACCATCCGCATGGACAGCGTGGGCGGCGATGCTGGCGTTTCCATCCTGATTCACAACAGGCTGCGTGAGCTGGCCGCCAAGGGCACGAAACTGACCTGTATTGTGGACGGCGTGGCCATGTCCGGCGGCAGCCTTATCATGTGCGCCTGCGACACCGTCAAGGCCAACCCATCCAGCCTCGTGATGATTCACAAGTGCTGGTCGCTCATCTGGGGCAACTACAACGCCGATGAACTGCGCAAAGCCGCAGATGCCAACGACGCATGGGATAAGAGTCAGGTTTCCATCTATAAGCGGAAGACCGGCCTCTCCGAGACCGTGCTTTTGCACATGATGTCCGATACCACCTACATGACCGGCAAAGAGGCCGTGGAAAAGGGCTTTGCAAATGAGCTTCTGGATGATGCCGAGCCGGTGGAGATCTCCGCAAGTGCCGACCGGCAGACCATCTACGCCAAGGGCCACGCCCTGCACCTGAGACCGGGCACAAAACTGCCCGGCAATATTCCTATGGCTAAAGCGGCTGCACCTGCGACCGCTACTGCAAATACACCGGCGGCACCCGCCGCCCAGTCCAACGAAGGAGGACATACCACTATGGCAACTACCATCGAGGAGCTTCGCAAGGAAAACCCGGAGCTGTGCCGCCAGCTTGAGCAGAGCGCTTCTGAACAGGCATCCCAGAACGAGCGCACCCGCCTGTCTGAAATTGACGAGGTGGCCAACCTGTTCGACCCGACTATGGTTCAGGAGGCCAAGTACGGCAAGACCGCTTGCGATGCCCGCGAGCTGGCTTTCCGCGCTGCCAAGGCCGCAGCTGCGCAGGGCCACGAGTTCCTGAAGAATCTGGCGGCCGACAATCAGGCATCCGGTGCCCAGGGCGTGGAGGCCGTGCCGGGCGCATCCGCAACCGGCGACCCGGAGTCCCTGCCCGATGCAACGGGCAATGCACCCAAGACCCCGGCTGAACGCATGGCTGCGGCTGATGCTGCCGTCGCTGCGCTGCTTGACGGGGACGAGAAAAAGTAAGGAGGAACACTACAATGACTGAGCTGAACAAAAGACTGGGCAGCATGGATTATGACGGCCTGATTGCCGACATCTATCCTAAGCTGGTGGTTAGCGGCGGCACCATCCGTAAGCTGGCCGAGGCTGCCACCATCAAGCGTGGCACCATTCTGGCAAAGTCCAGCGGCACTTCCGGCGATGGCAAACTGGTGGTACTGGGCACCGCGGCCACTGGCGACGAGGTGCTGACTGCCAACTGCATCCTGTGTGATGACGTTGAGGTCGGCACGTCCGATGATGTGACCGTCCCTGTGTACCTGACGGGCTGCTTCAACACCAACAAGTGCATTGTGGCCGACAGCTACACCATGACCGAGGCTGACAAGGATGCCCTGCGCGAGGGCGGCATCTTTTTCAAGGCCGCTGCACCGGCACTGTAAGGAGGATATATCATGCCTGCTGAACTGAATTTTTTCGATACCTACACCCTGATGGCCGTCTATAAGAGGGTCGTCCCCAAGAAGACTTTCTTCCGTGACCGCTATTTCCCGACCAGCGACGAGGACATCTTTGCGTCCAACAAGGTTCTGACCGAGTACATGGACGGCGACCAGAAGATGGCAGCCTTTGTTGCGCCTCGTGTCGGCGCAATTCCGATGGAGCGCATGGGCTACGAGATCCATGAGCTTGAACCTGCATTCATCGGCATGAGCCGTGAGCTGTCCACCGACGACCTGACGAAGCGTGGCTTCGGTGAGGCTATCTATGCCAACAGCACCCCGGCGCAGCGTGCGGCCAAGCTGACCCAGAAAGACCTGGCAGATATGGATGCCCGCATCGTTCGCCGTGAGGAGTGGATGTGTGCCCAGACTATGCTGGATAACGGCTGCACCATGCAGGAAATGATCGACAACCAGACCAAGGGCGATACGAAGGTTGTGAAGTTCTACAACCCCGGCCACGAGAACGACCATATCTATGTCCCTGCTGCAAAGTGGAACGAGGAAGGCGGCAAATTCTTTGAGGATGTTGCTGCCATGTGTGATATGCTGTCCAGCCGTGGTCTGGCTTCCGCAGACCTGCTGCTGGGTGCCGATACCTACAATGCCGTTCTGGACCTCGAAAAGGTGCAGCGCCTGCTGGACAAGAACTCTGGCATCATTGTGGGCCAGATTGAGGAGCAACTCAGCCCGTATCATGGTGTGGTCTATGGTGGCACCCTGAACTTCAAGGGGCACAAGCTGAACCTGATCTCCGTTGACGAGACCTATGTTGACGATGAGGGCAAGGCGCGGCCTCAGTTCCCCAAGACCGATGCCTTGGTCACCGCTCCCGGCTGCGGCCACCTGATGTATGGTGCCATCACCCAGATCAACTACGGTGATACCAAGCATACCACCATCGCAAGTCGCCGTGTTCCGAAGTTCAGCCTCAATCAGGAGAACGACCTGCGCAAGACCATTCTCAAGGCCCGCCCGCTGGCTGCACCCCACAACTACTGCCCGTGGATCCGCGTCAAGAACGTGGTCGGCTAAGTCTGGCCAGAAAGGAGTATACCGATGCTTGTTGAGATTCTTTGCGGCGGCTATGGCTGCCGCACCAAGACGGGCATTCACACCGTCATGCGTGGTGAACAGTGCGAGGTCAGCGAAAGCGAAGCACGCCGCCTTATCGGGCTGGGCGTGGCAAAATCCCCGTACATCACCGACAGAGGCACGGCGAGCACCCTTGCGGCGGCTCCGGCAGCTGCGGAAGGTAACGACACCCACACAGCCGAAACCCAGCAGGGCGGCTCTGAGACGGCCCACCTTGACCCCAACCAGTTGCAGGACATGACTGTTGCTGAGCTGAAGAAGCTGGCGGCGGATATGGGCATCGAAACCAAGCAGCTCAAGACCAAGGATGAACTCGTCGAGGCTATCTGCGCCGAGGACGTTGTTCCCGGTGACGAGAGCACCGAGACCCCGGAGCTGTCTGCTGCGATGCCCACCGCATGAGCAGCTTCAAGGACGCTGTGCAGGAAGACCTGAACAGCGTCTTTCTGAATCTGGACGAGTTTGCAGAAACGCACACGGTCTACTATGACGGTGAGGAGTATTCGGATATTCCCATTGTCATGACCGGCCTCTCCGAAAAGGAGCGGGTGCGTCAGAGCATCAGTGACCATGCGGAGGGCATATACCGGGTAAGCCGGGTGTTGCATTGCGATATTGCAGCCATCGGCGGGAAGCAGCCGGAGCAGGGCTGCAAACTGGGCATTGACGAAAACGGATTTGTCCGCAGCTACTATGTGGCATCCTCTGTCTGCGAAATGGGGATGCTGCGGGTGGAATTGGAGGCGATTGACGAATGAGCGATGTGACAACAGACACCATGATGCACAGCGTGGCCGCTGGCATTGCTGTTGACATTGCAGAGGAGGGATTTGACCGCGTGTCAGCCATCCTTTCCGGGATTCCCGGTGGCGCCAATCGTGCCGTTGGCTCTGCGCTTGCCCGTGCCGCTGCTGCCGGAAAGACGGTAGCAAAGCGGGCGGTCACGCAGGAGTACGCCATCAGCAGCAGCGAATTCACCAACCGCACCAAGAACGTCAACAACATTCAGCGGGCCAGCAGCGGCGAGGTTTCTATCAACTTCGGCTACCGTGGCAGCGTCATCCCCCTTAGAGTTTTCGACACCAAGGTAGACCGCAGCGGCCGCGTTGTTACCCGTGTGAAGAAATCCAGTGCCCGACAGGCGCTGGACCACGCTTTCGAGGCGAAAATGGGTTCTCATTATGGTATCTACGAGAGGCAGGGCGAAAAAAGATTCCCGGTTAAGGAGCTTTTCGGCCCGGCTACCCCGCAGATGATGTATTCCAATGAGGTTGTCATGGACTCCATCGAGGCGAAAATGGCCTCCACATATGAGGAACGCATTGAGCATGAAATCACGCGAGTTTTGAACGGATGGGGTGTGTGATATGACCAGTGTGGTTTTGCTTGAACAGCTGAAAGCATTCACCGAGAAAATCATGGCCGACATGATTCTCCCGGTGGCTATGCAGCAGGGCGACACCGAGCAAGCCTACCGTGCCCCGGAAGTCTACCTGATGCGGCTGCCTGACAGCAGGGCGGCCAAGAAAAAGGCCCCCTACATCATCCACCGGGTCATTCCGCTGGCAACGGAACAGCAGCCCGGCAGCGAGGAGCGCACGGTCGTTTCCGTGCGCTCTATTTTCTGCTGCTACAACCCGGACGAGCAGGAGGGTGACCTTGCACTCCTGAACATGATGGAGCGTTTCCGGGTAGAGCTGCTGAAAGTCCGCAAGGTGGGCGCTGTCGGAGCGGATGGAAAGCCCCGGTATCAGTTCACTCTCGATATTTCTCCCGACCACAAGTTGGAAAGCATTCCTTATGACGAGGAATCGAAGCCCTACTATGCCGGAGAAATGATTACCTACTGGAAGCTGCCGACAGTGCAGCAAACGGAGGACATTGAATTATGGCGGTGAAAAAGACCACGGCGGAACAGCCCGCCGAAAACACCGTGAGCGCCGAGCCTGCACAGAGCAAGCCCGGCGTTTCTATTTACGTTGGCCCGTCCATTCTGGGCTACATCCAGAAAAACACGATTTACCCCTGCGCTGCTGCGGAGGCTGTAGAGCGTGATGATGTGAAGATTGCCACCGAGAAATATCCCGGTGTGGCAGACTTCATCATCAATGTGGACGAGCTGCATACCACGCCTGAAAAGGCAAAAGCACGCGGCGAGGCCGTCCTTGCATTTGCACGGATGCTCGCCAAATCCAAGTAAGGAGGAATACATACTATGGCAGATCATGGTATTAACGTCAGCCGCGCCGACACCGCCGTGGCGACCCCGAACGCCGCAACCTGCGGCATCCCCTTTGTCATCGGTACTGCACCGCTGTCCAAGGCAACTGGCACCGCCGCAACCGCTGGCACCCCTGTGCTGTGCACCAGCTACACCGAAGCGGAGGAACAGTTGGGTTATGACAACGACTGGGCAAAGTTCACCGTTTGCGAGGTGATGTACTATCACTTCAAGCTGTGTGCCTGCCAGCCGGTCATTTTCCTGCCGCTCGCAGAAAACGCCGAGGCAGAGGCTGCGGCAGCTGCCGTGGAGCAGGTCGAGGCTTGTCTGACGATGTTCGGCATTGTGCCTGACCTGATTATGGCACCCGGCTTCTCCAAGGAGGCTACCGTTGCTGCTGCGCTGGCTGCAAAGGCGGGCTCCATCAACGGTATGTTCTCTGGCAAGGCTCTGGTGGATATTTCTGCAAAGACCTATACTGCCGCAGTGCAGGCCAAGAACGCTGGCACTTACGACCAGAAGTCCATTCTGTGCTGGCCTAACGGCACTCTGGGCGAAAAGAAGTTCCACGGCTCTACCATCATGGCGGGCTGCCTTGCGGAGACCGACACCAAAAATGGCGGCATCCCCTACGAGAGCCCTTCCAACAAGACTGTCCACATCGACGGCCTGTGCGATGATGACGGTGCAGCCATCAACCTGACCTACAATCAGGCAAACGTGGTCGATGCCGCTGGCATCTGCACGTTCCTGAACTTCATGGGCAGCTGGACCGCATGGGGCAACCACACTGGCTGCTACCCCAAGTCCACTGACGTGAAGGACTACTTCATCCCCATCAGCCGGATGTTCGACTATGTTTCCAACACGCTTATCAAGACTTTCTGGTCTAAGCTGGACAAGCCGATGAACCGCCGTCTTATTGACACCATTTTGGACAGCGCAAACATCTGGCTGAATGGTCTGGTTGGCGCAGGCTACCTGCTGGGCGCCCGCGTGGAGATGCTGGAAAGCGAGAACCCCCTGACCAGCCTGATGGCGGGCAAAATCAAACTGCACGTCTACATGACCCCGCCCTCTCCGGCGCAGGAAATTGACTTCGTGCTGGAGTATGACGCTGACTATGTGACCAGCGCACTCCAGTCCTAAAGAGGAGGTACTACTATGGCAATCGATCAGAGCATTATCAATTTTGCTGTCTATGAAGACAGTATTGAGTATGCGGGAATGGCAAAAGTTACACTGCCTGATGTAACTTTTCTGACGCAGTCCATCTCCGGCGCCGGTATCGGCGGCAACATTGATGCCGTTATTTTGGGTCATCTCGAAGCAATGACCCTTGGTCTGGAATTTCGCACCACTACGGCACAGTCCATCAAGCTGTCCGAGATTCGCCGCCACCAGATCGATCTGCGTGTTCCCGTTCAGTATGAGGATCCCATCAATGGCACTATTGATGCTCGTTCTGAAAAGCACGTTCTTGTCGTTATTCCGAAGTCCACCAAGAGCGGCACTATCGCTCCGGCGACCCCCGCCAACGGCTCCGGTGAGTATGCTGTTCGTTACTGGGCAACGTACCTCGAAGGCAAGAAAGTCCGCGAACTGGACCCGCTGAACTTCATCTGCTACATCAACGGCACGGATTATCTGGCAGCTGTCCGCAAGGCACTGGGCAAGTAATCAGAGCCAATCGTTATGCCGGAGCTGCATTTTGCAGCTCCGGCCTATTTTTTAACTGCGAAAGGAGCAGCCGCTATGAACACCACCATCAGCGATAAGGAGTACGATGCAGCCATCGCCGCTGCGAACAAAGCTGCCGCTGACCCTTATGTGTACGTCCACAAGCTCATTCAGCCGTTTGAGTATGAGGGCAAGAAGTACGACACCCTGACGTTTGACTTCGGCAAGCTGACCGGCAACGATTCGCTTGCAATCGAGGCTGAAATGTCCGCTCTGCGCCAGCCGGTTATCGTGCCGAGCATGAGTGCGGGCTATCTGATTCGGATGGCCTGCCGGGCGTGTACGCAACCCATCGGCGTTGACGTTATCGGCGCAATGAGCATTCGGGACTACAACACCATCCGCACCAAAGCAAGAAATTTTTTGATGCTGTCGGATGTGTAACTGATGATGGTGGAGAGTGGCTGCGGCGGCAAGCCCTTCTGATGGCGCAGGGCAACAACACCCCTGCACCATACTGGCTTGCAATGCCTCTGTATCAACTGCGGCAATGGATTGATACCAACAATGCCATTGTTGCCGAGCGCGAAAAGGCGAGAAAGGCGAAGTAGTGGCTCGAAAAGAATGGGAGTTGCTGTTCAACCTGTCCGCCAAACAGAACAGCAACTTCTCCAGCACCTTCAAGGCTGCACAGTCGGCTCTTTTGGAGACACAGAACCGCATCCAGCAACTGAACAAGGTACAGTCCGACATAACCGCGTACCAGAAGCAGCAGCAGGCCGTTGACTCCACCAAGCAGCGGCTGGCCGTCTTGCAGCAGCAGTACGATAACATCCAGAAAGAGATTCAGGAGACCGAGGGCTATTCCTCTGCACTGGAAAACAAGCTGATTTCCAAGCAGGCGCAGATTGATAAGACCACGACCTCCCTACACACCTATGAGCAGCGGCTGGCTGCCACCGGGAACACTCTGCGGGAAGCTGGCGTGGACACCACGCAGCTGACAGCAGAAACCACTCGGCTGGAAACCGAGGTCGATAAGCTGAAAGACCAGCAGGTTGACCTCAAAAAGACCATGGACGAGGCTGGAGAGGGCGCAAAGGGCTTCGGCGAGAAATCTGTCGAAGCTATTGACGCTGTCGAATCTGTGCTTGCTACGGCGGGCATCGCAAAAGCCCTTGACGAAATTAAAGACGCATACATGGACTGCATCAACACCGCAGGTGATTTTGAGGCATCCATGAGCAACGTCGAAGCCCTGTCCGGGGCATCTGGCGATGAACTGGAAGCCCTGTCCGACAAGGCCAAGGAGATGGGCGCAACCACCAAGTTCACGGCTGGCGAATCGGCTGACGCTTTGTCTTACATGGCTCTGGCGGGCTGGAACACCCAGTCCATGCTGGAGGGCATCAGCCCGGTGCTGAATCTGGCCGCCGCTGCCAACATGGACTTGGCGCAGGCATCGGATATTGTCACCGACTATCTGACCGCCTTTGGCCTGAAAGCCTCCGACACCACGCATTTTGTCGATGTGATGGCCTACGCCATGGCTCACTCCAACACGGATGTGATCCAGCTGGGCGAGGCATACAAGGCGTGTGCATCCACCGCAACCTCCCTCGGTTACTCTGTCGAGGAAACCACCGCAGTTCTGGCTACCATGGCCAATGCCGGCGTTAAGGGTGGCGAGGCTGGCACAGCCCTGAACGCCATCTTTACCCGCCTTGCCACCAACACGAAAAAGTGCGGTGACGAACTGGCGAACTATGGCGTGAACATCTACGATGCACAGGGCAATATGCAGTCCCTGTCCAGCATCCTTACCGGGATTGCCGGGGTCTGGGGCGACCTGACCGACCAAGAGCAGGCCAACCTTGCCAAGACCATCGCTGGCACGAACCAGTATTCCAAGCTGCAAACCATCATGGCCGGGTGCAGCGAGGCCGCCGCCGAGGGCGGGCAGTCGTTCTCCGACTACACCGAAGCCCTGAACAACTGCGCCGGATCTGCCGACAAGATGGCGGGCACCATGCTCGACAACATGAACGGCAGGCTGGTTCTGATGCAGTCCGCCGCTGACGGCCTGAAAATCGCCATCGGCGAGGATTTGACCCCTGCCATGTCCGGTCTGTACGATGTTGGCGCGCAGGTTCTGGGCTGGATGCAGGGTTTTGTCGAGGAAAACCCCGGCGTGGTCAAGGGCATTGCCGCCGGAACGGTCACGCTTGGCGGCTTGGTTGGAACGCTGACCGCTGTGGCTGCTGGCATCAAGCTGGCTCATGCAGCAGCAACGTTGTTCACTGGCTCGCTGGCTGGCCTTGCTGGGCCGCTGACGCTTGCATCCGTGGCGATTGCTGGAACGGTCACTCTCGTTACTGCGCTTGCCACATCGTCTGACGATGCCGTTCCGTCTGTTAAGGAATTGACCAGCGCGGCGCGAGAGATGGGCGACAGCATGGAGGAAGCTGGCAACAACTACGATGCCACGCTGTCCAACATGGAGGCGACCGCCAGCGTTGCCGACCAGTACATCAGCAAGCTGGAGGCCATCGAAGCCGCCACAAACGGCAATACTGCCGGGAACGCTGAGTATCACGATACCCTTGCCCGTCTGTCTGCGCTGGTGCCCAGTCTGGCTGATGACATTGACCTCGAAACGGATTCCATCAAGGGTGGAACCGAAGCCCTGCGCCAGCACACGGACGCTTATGTGGCCGATGCAAAGGCGCAAGCCCGTCAGGAATACCTGAACGGCCTATATGAGCAGTACAACAATGTGCTGGTCGAAAGCGCGGAAAACGAAACCAAACTGGCCACCGCACAAGCCAAGGTCGAAAAGTCCAATGCCGGGATGTCCGCTGCTTATGATAAGCTGCTGACCTCCCTCGGCATGACGGACGAGCAGTTTAAGCTGACCTATGGCACTGTTCAGGACCTTCCGTGGCGCACTATGAGCGAGGATGTGCAGCAGCTGCGCACCGAGTACATGGGATATTCGGATGACCTCGTTACCGCCCGGCGAGAAGTCGAAAACTACACCGAGGCCGTAGAGCAGGATCAGGAGGCCATCGATGCAGCTGAGGCCGAGTATCAGGAAGCCAAGGATGCAGTCGATTCCCTGAACGCGGCGCAGCAGGATGCCGCCAACAGCGCAAACGATGTGGCTGCACAGGAACAGGCTGTCACCGATGTTGTCAACGATGCCGAGGCAGAGATTCAAGAACTGGTTTCGGCATACACGGACGCTTACAATGCGGCCTATGACAGCATCACCAAGCAGTACGACCTGTGGGATACCGCCGAAAAGGTTGTTGCCACCTCCGCATCCAGCATCAACTCCGCGTTGGAAAGCCAGATCACCTACTGGGACAACTACAACCAGAATCTCGAAAGCCTGACCGAGCGCGCTGCCGATATTGACGGCTTGAGCGATGTTATCGCCAGCTTTGCCGATGGCAGCAAGGATTCTGTGAACGCCATTGCTGGCATGGCAGCTGCGTCGGATTCCGACCTCGCAAAGATGGTCGAGAATTACCGTTCCTTGCAGGAGGCGCAGAAAACCACCAGCGAGAGCATGGCCGACCTTGAAACCGGCATGAGCAATGCCATGGACGAGATCGCACAGAACGTGGCGGACAGTGTTGCCGACATGGACTTGAACGACGAGGCCATGAAGAGCGCACAGTCCACCATTCAGGGCTTTATCGACGGCGCAGAGGGCATGATGCCTCGTGTCAAGGAGGCATACGAAAAGGTGGCGAACGCTGCCTCTGATGCGCTGGCCGGGGCAAATAAGCGTTACAACATCGACCAGAAAAACGGCAATATCCCCGGCTATGCAGTTGGTACGGAATCTGCCGCGCCGGGCTTTGCCATCGTTGGTGAGAACGGCCCGGAACTGGTCTACTTCAACGGCGGCGAAACCGTGCTGACTGCGCCGGAGACCCGCGCAGCGTTCAACGAGGCACGGCAGCTGGAGCAGATCACCAGCACAAATGCGATTGACCTGTCTGCTGTCCGGGATGCCATCCGTGAGGAGCAGGAAGCCCAGACTCTGCGTGAGGAGTACAACCGATATGTAGAAACAGTCAATGGCAGCAATTCAGTCTACTTCAACGGCGGCGAAACCCGCTCCGTTGCGGAAGTGCAGCTGCCCGGTGGCTCTGCATCTGGCGGCTCCAACGCCAGCAGCGCGGCTCCTATCACCGTTGCGCCCGTCTACCACATCTACGGTATGCGAGACACGGATGAACTGCGAAGCGTCCTGAACGCCCAGAATGACGACCTCCGGGAAGCTGTGCTGGAAATCGTGAGCGACAACGACACCGATAATTTCAGGAGGGGTTACGCATGAGCAAAACCTACACCACCGTGCAGGGCGACCGCTGGGACAGCGTGGCATACACGCAGCTCGGCAGCTGCGCCCTTGCGCCCCGCCTGATGGCTGCGAACTCGCAGTGTCTGAACTATTTTGAGTTTCCTGCCGGAATCGTTTTGACGCTCCCGGAAATCGAAACCAAGACCAGTTCGACCCTGCCACCGTGGAAGAAGGTGGTCACATGAGCGATGAAAATACTGCCCGCCATGCCGAGTGTACGGTGGAGTTTGACGGTGTGGATATTACCAGCAGCATCGCTCCTTACCTGCTCTCCCTGTCCTTTACGGACAACGAGGAAGATGCCAGCGATGACCTGCAAATCAAACTCCAAGACCGTGAGGGTGTCTGGATGACCGACTGGCTCCAGAAGATGATAGACGGCGATGTATCGGCTGCATCTTCCGATGGTTACAAGGTCGGCGATGTGGTGCAGTTCCTTGGCGGTCCGCACTATAAGGCATCCACTGATAAAAAGGCAAATGGCAACCCAAAGGCTGGACCTGCCAAGATCACCATCATCAAGCAGGGCGCGCTTCATCCGTACCACGTCATCCACACCGATGGCACATCTCGCGTCTACGGCTGGGTGGATGCCAGCGAGATCTCCGGCAAGTCTGGCGGCGGCTCTTCTGGCTCCTCCTCCGGCAGCGGAGAAGAAAGCTTGAAAATCCGGGCTACCATCACCGCCTGCAACTGGCACAGTGATGGCAAAGATGAAGCACTGGACTGTGGAACCTTTGAACTGGACAGCGTGGTTGCGTCTGGACCGCCCGGCATTATCACCATCAAGGCCATTGGGCTGCCCTACACGAGCCAGATCCGGCAGACCAAGCAGAGCAAGGGCTGGGAAAAGTACAAGCTGTCCGGCATTGCCAATGAAATGGCATCCAAGAACGGCATGACGACCCAGTTTCTTGCAAAGAAAGACCCTGAGTACAAGCGTGTGGAGCAGTACCGCTGCTCTGACATCGACTTTTTGCAGCAGCTTTGCCACGATGCAGGGCTGTCGCTGAAATGCACTGATGGCAAAATCGTCATCTTTGACCAGCAGGAGTACGAGGGCAAGGACGCTGTGTGGACTACCACGCTGGGCGACAAAAGCTATATCAAGTATAGTCATTCACTCGGTCAGGCTGGAACACAGTATGCGTCCTGCCGGGTATCTTATGTTGGGCCTGATGGCAAGGCTATCGAGGGCATTGCCTACGTTAAGGACTACGATGCCAAGAGCAAGACCAATCAGCAGCTGGAAGTCTACGCCCCGGTCACGAGCAAGGCAGAGGCGAAAGAACTGGCTGCAAAGAAACTCCGGCTCTACAACAAGTATGAGCGTCAGATAAGTTTTACCTATCCGGGCGACCCCGGAAAAGTTGCTGGACTGACGTTCAACGCTGACCAGTTCGGACCGTGGGATGGCAAGTACATCGTGAAGCAGTCTAAGCACACGGTGTCCGGCTCCGGCGGGTACACGACGCAAGTCACTGGCCGTCATACGCTGGGAGGTTACTGACTGATGAACGTGAACGTCGATGTTCGCATCGGAAAAGTCACCGATGTGAACAAGAAAAAACGCCTTGTGCGCGTGAAGTTCGAGGACACCGGGATTACATCTGGCTGGCTGCCTGTGATGCAGCACTACAAGGCTATCGTATACACCGAGGAGGCGGGACTGCACGATCACCAGTTTACGCACCCGGCTCCGTATCCACTGAAAATCCTCAACACCCAGAACGGCACCCGCCAGATTTGGGATGAGGAGGAAAAGGTCACGGGCGCGGACAACTCGACCAACCACCAGCACAAATCCCATGTGGTGTGGTGGGTGCCCGCCATTGATGACATCGTGATCTGTCTGTACCTGCCGTGCTTCAACGCTGACGGCTTCGTGTTGGGAGGGATTTATCCGTGATTGTTGGATGCCTCGGAGGCATTATCTTTGCCGTGTTCGATGGCTACGTCAAAACCATCAAGGACATGGTGCAGAGCGTGTCTGCCAGATACACCACCCATCAGCGTGCCGAAGGCAAGGCTCTGGCCGAGTTTACGGGCACGGATGCCGACACCATCGCGTTCGACATTGAACTTTCGGCGTACCTTGGTGTGGCTCCAAGCAAGCAGCGCGAGATCCTGAAGGGGTATGTCGATAATCACACGACGCTGCCGTTTGTCCTCGGCAACGAAGTCTTCGGCAGCTATCGGTGGGTCATCAAATCCGTGAAATTCAAGACCAAGTACACAGACGCTTTCGGCGTTCCGACATGGATTACTGCAAGCGTCACTTTACTGGAATATCCGAGAGAGTGAGGCGATTTTATGAGCAATTATCTGGTGTCGGCAAATGACCTGACCGCCATTTCCCTCGGCGAGCAGGATACCGTGGCCAGCGTTCTGCAGAACATCGCCGTCATCCTATCCACGCCGAAAGGCACCGTGCCGGGCTACCGGGAGTTTGGCATCGACATCTCGGATATTCTTGACCGCCCGGAAAACGTGGCGCAGCCTATGCTCTGCGCCGCCATCAAGGAAGCCATCGAACGGTTTGAACCGAGAGCCACCTATATGGGGACTACGTTCAAATCCTCCAAGGACAACCCCGGAACGATGCTTCCCGTTGTGGAGGTGAGCATCAATGCGTAGTACCGCAGACCACCAGTTCATCAGCACCGACGTTGACGAACTGGATGCGCTGCTCTGTGCGGGGTATGAGCAGGTTTTTGGCACATCCGTGCGCCCCGGCAGCCCGGAACGGCTGTTCATCTCGTGGATTGAGGACGCGATCCTCTACGAGCGTGCCCTCAACAACCACGCTGACAACCAGAATCTGCCCAGTCGAGCAGAGGGCGAGAATCTGGATGCGCTGGCGGAGCTGTTCTACTTGCAGCAGCGTCCAAAGCCCACCGCGGCAACCTGCACCATGCGCTTCAACATCAGCGAGGCGCGGCAGAGTGCAATCCTCATTCCTTCCGGCACTCGCGTCACGGACGCAAATGCCTCACTGTATTGGGCAACCACGGCAGATGAATATGTGCCTATCGGTTCGACCTATACGGACGTTACGGTGGTATGCCAGACCTCCGGCACTGTCGGAAACGACTTTGCAGTCGGTGACATCAACACCATTGTTGATGTGTACGACTACTATTCTGGCTGCTCCAACGTCACGGCCAGCGCAAACGGCAGCGATGCCCCGGACGATAACGAGTTCTACCAGCTTCTGCTTGATAGTCAGGCAGCGTGGTCCAGCGCAGGGCCTGTTGGCAGCTACAAGTATTTCGCGAAGAGCGTGTCTACCAAAATCGCCGATGTGGTGGCGAACAGCCCAAGCCCCGGCACCGTCTGCCTGTATGCCGTCATGGACGACGGAAGCATTGCCCCGGACGAAACCAAGAAAGCGATGGTGGAGGTTTGCTCTGCCGATGAGGTACGGCCTCTGACGGACCACGTCATTTCTGGTGATCCTGATGTGGTGAACTACAACATCGACCTGACCTATTACCTGACTCGCGATGGAGACATCTCTGCTGCGGATGCACAAACCCGCGTAAACGAGGCTGTGCAGCAGTACATCGGCTGGCAGTCCGGCAAGATGGGCCGGGATATCAACCCGGACAAGCTGCGGTATCTGCTGCTGGAAGTTGGCATCAAGCGTGTGGATTTGCAGCAGCCCGCATTCACCCCGCTGGAAGACGGCAAACCGTCCGTTGACCTGACCTCCGACAAGGTGCCGCAGGTAGCAAAGGTGGGCACGGTCACTGTGAAGAGCGGAGGGTACGAGGATGAATAACGGCCTGACCGCCGAGCGGATGATGGATTCCTTCCCGCTTGCGCTCCAGAAAGACCCGAAAATGGTTGCTCTGGCGCACTCCATTGCCAACGTGCTGGAGCAGCGGTTGGACGAAATCAACCTCGGCCAAATCTACACCCGCATCGACCAGCTGCCGGAAGACCTGCTGGACATTCTGGCAAAGGACTTTGCCGTGGACTGGTACGACCACGACTACGACCTCGCTGCAAAGCGGCGCACCATCAAGTCCGCGCCCTACATCCATCGTCACCGGGGAACCGCCGGGGCTGTGCTGCGGGGTATCCGGGCTATCTATCCCGGCTCCCGGCTGGAGGAATGGTGGCAGTATGGCGGCGAGCCGTACCACTTCCGGGTCATGCTGGACATGAGCGGCTCCGATGCGTCCTACGTCAGCACCGAACGTGTGCTGTGGGCCATCGGCTACTACAAGAGCCTGCGGTCGCACAACGATGGTGTGTACTACCAGAGCACGTTCGGCATCGAGATCGTGACCAGCAGCGGCTATATCGTGTATGCGGTGCGCCGCTGCGGCACTTTCCCCAAAACGGCCACACAGGGCGGCATCTCCGCTGGGAATATCATCATCGTTACGGACGAGTTCGGCGGCAGCTACGCTCACCCCCGCACCGGGCAGCTTGACGCTGGCACGTTCCCGGCCACGGCCACACAGGGCCGCACTGCCGCCTCGGAAATCGAGGTTTTGACGGTGGACAATGGTGGAGCCTATGCGCCGGAGAAACTGGCTGGAACCTACCCGGAGACGGCCACGCAGGGCTTCGATGATGCGGGGTATGTTGTTGTGCAGACCGCAGACGGCAGCAGAACATACGCGGCCCCGGCATCCTGCGACCTGACAGCTGGTCTGCATCCGGCAACCGCCACATCCGGCGGTACATCAGGCGGAGGGCTTGTTGCCGAGGAATCCGGCCTCGGCGTTTCCTACATCGCAAAGGTGTGCGGCAGCGCACCGGGAATAAATTTTTAAGGAGGTAGCAGCATGATTGATTCGGCTGGCTTCGCAGACCTGCGGGGCTATCTCAAACGGCGCATTGCCTGTGCGCGTTTCCGTGTCGGCTCGACCTACTACACCGTTCCGCTTTCCGGCATCGACATTCTGGCTGATGGTACTGTCCGCGCCAGAGTGTCCATCACCGGGCTGGGCGAGATTACGGTGAACCGTGTGGAACTGCTCAACTCGGACAATCAGGTCTGGGCGCACGAGGACGTAAACATCAAAATCTCAACAGGTCAGACTGGTATCCTGTACTGGTTTGACTTCACGTTCACCGAGAAGAAAAAGGAGGAATGACCGTGTACGCAAAAACGGTATGGCTTGACCATGTAACGGACAAGCCCGGTCTGTACGTCATCACCGACAACCATGACGGAACATGGACCATCACTCCCGCTGGCAAGGTGATGCAGCAGGGCACCCCTCAGGATCAGGCACATTTCAATAACATCGAGGCGGGCGTGTGGGACCTGTATGCTGCATTCGGTATGCTGCTCAACGAGGTTCGGCAGCGTGGCTGGCAGCTGGACGAAACGGTTGCTGGCATCGACAACACGTGGCAGATTGTGTCCGGCAGCGTTGACTTGACCAATGCTCGTACCTATCCCTGCAACAACTCCAAAAAGAGCGTGTCGCTGGGCAAAAACATGGGCAGCACCAGCTATCTGGTTATGACCGAACTGGTCAAATCCGATGGTCCGGTCGGGGATATTGAGGTCAGCGAGAAGCTGGTCAACGGCTTCAAGCTGGCCTACAACGGCTCCGCAAAGTCTGCCACCATCAAATACATCGCAATCGGAGGTACTCTGAAATGACCGTTATCGAGAAAAATTCCGGCACCAAGATTCCCTACGAGGTCGTCAAGAACAAAATCTGCTTCGATGATGACCTGACCATCAACCTCGCCAAGCGCGAGGACGACCGTGACGTTCACATCGATGTGTGCTACGACAGCTATGGCGAGCTGGTCATCGGCGCAGCTGCCGGCCGCAGCTATGTGGCGGAAATCGATATCCCTGCCCGCCGGTACACCCAGCCGGAGCCCATTGAGGAAGTGACCGCAGACGGCGAGGAGAACGCCGAGGGCAGCGCCCGCATGGGCAACAGCACCCCGGCGGAGCCGATTCCGTTCTCTATGGACAATGTGACCCTGACCCTGTGGGCCATCGACTGATAGGAGGTAACTACTATGGCTGCAAATTTTGACCTGACCAATCTGGCCGTCACTGGCCTTGCACCCGGCAATGAGCTGATTTACGACAATGCCGGTATGCCGTCCATCATGGTGAAGATCCCGAAGATGACCTACAAGCAGTTGGGCATGGGCGAATCCGCCGCTGTGCATCCGGCGTTCATCGTCAACGGGCAGGAAGTGGACGCAATCTACATTTCCAAGTACCAGAACATCGTGCAGGATGGCCGCGCATACTCTCTTGGCGGCGTTGACCCTGCGGCATCGCTGGATATGGACCACGCACGCCAGTATTGCGAGGCTAAGGGCGAGGGTTGGCACCTGATGACCCGCATGGAGTGGGGCTTGATTCAGCGCATGTGTGAGGCTGCCGGCTTCGTTCCGAAAGGCAACAACAACTATGGCCGCCACGACAGTGAATCGTTCTATAAGGCTATCCCGACCTATATGAGTGGTGGTAAGATTGGTCGTGTCGCAACTGGTACTGGCCCGCTGACATGGTATCATGACAACAGCCCCAGCGGTATTTCTGGTCTGACTGGAAACGTATGGGAGTGGATGGGCGCAGTTCGTTCTGTGTATGGCGAAATCCAGTTCCTTGTCAACAATAACGGCGCAGACAGCGCACACAGCCAGTCTCCGACCTCGACCGAGTGGAAAGCTATCAGCTGCGTGGATGGTAGCTTTATCACCCCGGACGGAAAAGGCACCACCGCCAACTCCGTCAAGATTGACATCGTGGGCGGCAAACTTCAGTGGGCCAAGACCATCACCCACAAAAATGCGGATGGTGATTGGCCTAGCTGCACGTTTGGCTCCATCACTTGCAGTGCGGACATTGGCGCAAATGCAAAACTGCTGCTTCAGGCGTTGGGTATGATGCCTTATTCCAGCTCCGATCTGTGCGCAGGTCATACCTGTTGGTTCCGTAATAGCGATGAGGAGCGCGCTTTCTTTTCTGGTTGCAGCTGGCTCTACCCCTCCAGCGGCCTCGGCTCTTTCTACGGCAGCTACCCGCGGTCCCACGTGGGCGTTGATATCGGTTTCCGCGCCGCTTACTGCAAACTGCCGTCTGTGACCTGATGACTGCGCGGTAGCGCAGTCACGTTCCCCTCGACCCCGCGAAGCGGGGTCGTTTATAAAATTGATTTTTTCTGCATCGGTGGATTTTGCCGCTTTTTCGGTAAAATCCACCGAAAAGCAGATTTTCAAGCTGTTTTCTGTTATACTGACCCGCGTTCGGAAGGAGGTCTACCGCATGGAAGGAAAACAGGACGAACTTTTTACTGGTCCGACCCTACAAAAAATCGAGGATATGATGGAATATGCGTATCCTGTACTCCAGCAGTTTCCAAAATCCGAAAAGTTTGCGATGGCAGCCGACATGAAACTCGTTATGGATGTGATGCTTGAAAAGGCTGTGGAAGCGCAGAAAAAATACTTCAAAAAGACCACGTTGCAGGAACTGGACGTTGCAAACACAAAATTGCAGCACTACCTGCGTGTGGCATTTCGACTGCGGTTTGTTTCTATGCACAAGTACGAGGTATGGAGCAAGCAGCTTGTCGAAATCGGAAAGTTGTTGGGGAGTTGGCTCAATACCGTCAAGGCCAACTCGAAAACATAGGGAACCAGCCGTCACGCGCTTTCTTTTCTGGTTGCAGCTGGCTCTACCCCTCCAACGGCCTCGGCTCGTTCAACGGCAACAACCCGCGGTCCAACGTGGACGATGATATCGGTTTCCGCGCCGCTTTGCCTCCAAGCCAGATACTGCAAGCTCAAGGGCTTGCTCTCAGTGCAGAGGTGATAAAGGGGCTGGTTCCCTTGGTTGCATTTCGCAGCCTAAAAATATTAGCCTCGCAGTCTGCGTTCCGACGCTATAAGCGTACGGCGCACACTGTTCGGCGACCTCAAGGAGTTGGATTTTTTGGAAAAGCACCGACACGTTTTCGAGCGGTTTGCAACGTTCGACAATTTGTATGACGGTTACCGTAAGGCAAGTAAAGACAGGCGTTATCAGGGATGTGTGCTTAGGTACACCGACCACCTTGAGGAAAATTTGATAAACTCGGTGAATCAGCTTCAATGGCATGAATATCATGTTGGCGAACTTCACCAATTTTATGAATACTACCCCAAGAAGCGCATCATCAGCAGCCTGCCGTTCTATGACCGAGTGATAAACTGCGGAGCCTACAATGTTCTGTGGCCTATCTATTTGAAGTCTATGTACGAGTACAGCTATGGAAGTATCGATGGACGAGGGCCGCTAAAGGCGGCTTTTGACATTCAGCAATGGATGCGAAACGCAGCAAGGATGAATGGAGATTGGCGGGTCGTCAAGCTTGACATTGCCAAATTCTTCTTTCGGATTCCTGTTGATGTTCAGCTGCGAGAACTTACTCGCCCGCTGGACGACCCAGATATGGTGTGGTTTCTCGAAACGGCCATCCGGGCGGATGGTCGTCCGTTGGGGCTTCCTGTTGACTGCACCGACGTAACAACGGCTGAACGCATATCCGGTGTTGGGATGCAGTGCGGGTCAATCATAAGCCAGATGACTGGAAATGTTGTTCTCACGCCTCTGGATCACTACATCAAGCGCACAATGCACGTTCCGTACTATGCTCGGTTTATGGATGATATGCTTCTGCTGGTCGATGGGAAAAAGGCAGCTTGGGAGGCCGTGGAAGAGATTGACGGATATCTCCGTGAAAATCTCGGATTGCAGCTCAACAACAAAACTGCCGTTATTCCTCTCGGCCATGCGGTCGAGTTCGTTGGCCGCAAAATTTCCCCTGAAAAAATTGAACTGCGGCGGCAGACCTCTCTCGGTATGAAGAAGCACCTGAGATATGTTCGAGAGGCCTATGGCCGCGGTGAGGTTCCACTTGAGTACGCCCTGAGCGTGATTCAGAGCTATCTGGGCTTGATGCAGGGCTGCAACAACGATGCCCTGCGAAATCAGATTCTTGAGGACTACGTTCTGGTTCGCCACTCAGATATGCTGGATGCAGCAGAATAAAATCAAAAGGCAGCTTCACCCGCCGGGGTGTGGCTGCCTTTTTTGTGCAGGAGGACACAATGAGTATCCAAGAAATACTGACGGCGGGGGGCGGGACGCTGATAGTCCTCCTTACGCTGGTCCAGATCGCCCCCATCAAACTGAATCCGTGGTCGGCCATTGTCAAATGGATCGGGCACGCTCTTAACGCCGAGGTGTTGGAGAAGCAGCAGGAAACTCAAAAGAAGCTGGATGAACACATCCGGGTCGATGATGAGCGGAATGCGAACCTTCTTCGCACCCAGATTCTGCGCTTCAATGACGAACTGATTGACGATAAGCACCACACGAGGGAGCATTTTATCGAGACTTTGGCCATCATTGATGCCTATGAGGACTACTGCCGCAGTCACCCCAACTACAAAAACAACCGCTGCATCTGTGCGGTAGCGAATATCAAGCGGGTGTACAACGAGCGGCTTCAAAAGCACGACTTCTCTTGAAGGAGGTTTTCTACATGAGAGTCATTGTCTATCAGGCCAGCGACACATCTGCCCTGAGCAAAAATTTTACCCGTGAGGAGTTCAAATGCCCCTGCGGGTGTACTCGGCAGATGGTGGATTCGGAGTTGGTAGAGAAGATGCAGGCTGTTCGGGAAAAGCTGGGTAAGCCCATCAAAATTACCAGTGGCTACCGCTGTATTCCGCATAATGCGGCGGTTAAAGGCAGTTCGGGCAGCAAGCACCGTTATGGGATGGCGGCTGACTGGCGCATGAAAGACCGCGACATCAACCCTGTGGCTTTGGGCATCATCGCCGCCCAGTACTTCAAGGCTGTGGGTATCTACTGGTATGACGGCTGCGCCATCGTACACACCGATACCCGCGATGCAAATGCAACGTGGCTGTGCGATGCCCCGCGGCACTACCCCAGCACCACCTACCAGAAGTTCATTCTGCCGACCATCCGCCGGGGTTGCACCGGGGATGCAAACCGTGCAGCCACGAAGATGCTCCAGCGGCTGCTGGGACTGACCCCGGACGGCATTTTCGGCGAGGGCACAGAGAACGCGCTGCTGAAAGCGCAGGAGGCTCATGGGCTGACTGTGGACGGCATCTGCGGCCCTGCCAGCTGGAAGGCCATATCCGGGGCTTCCAAGTACCTGTGAAACATCCGATATAACCAACACGACAAAACGGCGCAGGGGTGGCTCCCCGCGCCGCTGATGCTTATAGGAGGCAATATCATGGAAGCTATGCTGAACTTTATTCCCGCTCCCATCGCCATCGCTCTGATGCTGCTGGGCTTCGTTGCTCTGGCAGTCGGGGGCATCCGGCTGGGCTACAAGGCCACCGTCAAGGATCTGGCTCTGGAGCTGGTCGAAAAGGCCGAGCTGTCCATCATGGGCAGCGGGCAGGGTGCCAAAAAGAAGAAGCAGGTGTTCGCCGCTCTCCGCGCCAAGTGCCCGGCGGCTATCCGCTGGGCCATCACCGACGAGGTGATGGATGCTGTCATCGAACACGCCTTTGATGTTATGACCGCAGCACTGGGCAAAAAGTCTTGACTGCTGCATTAGTGCCGTGTAAAATATAGGCACTTGAAAAGCTTCGGCTTTTGTAGAGAGTGGCCCGGCATGGTCCACTCTTGATTTTATATTTGGCTACCTCGGTAGCGCGCAAAAATCCCCCTGCATTGACCTTCGGGCCAGTGTAGGGGGATTTTTTGTTTGTTAGAACTTCATCTGTGCAGCGTCTTCAACACTCACGTCGTCGAAACACCGGGTCAGTTCATCAAGGACTTTGCGCTGTGTTTTCTCACTCAAACCGGCGTTGCGCATCGCCATGACACAGTAGCCGATGCAGGCTGCGTTTGACCACGGTCCATTCAGTGACAGGAGCATTTCTTCCATATCGATTACCTCCGAAGATCTCCATTGTATATGCGAACAAGCACCCAGTCAGACAGGGGCTTGACGTTGCCGCCCCAGTCCCGGAGGGCTTCATCGGTGCCGCAAGCCTCACAGATGTACACGCCATTGGCGTGGCGACTCAGTGCTCCGTGGGTCAGCTTGTCCGGCATCCTCTCGCCGCAGCGGGGGCACAGCGGCCAGCCCTGCTGCTGGTCATAGACCATCTTCTCAATAGCTTTTTCGTCCGTCATTGTACTTCCTCCTCAAACGTCTCGGCTAACCGAGTGATATGCAAACCAGTGACCACGCCGCCGGAACAGATAGAACCAATTCGTGAACTCCTGCCCTGTGCAGTCATAGGGGCTGTTGTAACTCTTCAAATAATGATGGTTAAGAAACCAGTTGGTAGCGTCCATCTCGTGCGCCTCGTCCAGCTTATCGGGCAGCTGAACAAGCTCCAGACGGCCGTCATAGTCGGCACAGATGATATGCACATCAGGGGCGGGGCGGTTATTGTAGGCCCGGATCTCCATCTTAACGGTTGCCGCCAAGTTTTTCACGGCAGCCCTCTTTTCGGCAGAGGCGGGAATGTCGCTCTGCATGAACATCAAGAGTGCGTACGCATCCCGCAGCCTCTCGTTATCGGTAATACTGAACATGGTCACCACCTCCTTACTTCATGTTCTGGCGTTCCCAATCGGACCAGCGGTAAATTTCCTTGCAGGACATGGATTCCGGCTTGCTGGTCTGGATATAGTCCTGCTGGCCGAAGATCTCCAACTGGTCGATGTTGTCCGGGCTCTGGGTGATGATTTTCGCCGGGCGGCCAACCTCACCGCCGGGAATCTCAATGCGGCGCAGATACAGGTTGCTGTCAAAGTACCAATCACTCTTGATGTATCGCTCTTCGGCATCGGTTCCCTCGATGGCCTCAATGTACTTGCCGAGCGCACCGAAGACTTCCAGTCTGGTTGGTGCTTTGTCGAAGTCGGTCACATCAAAGAGTTTGATATAGGAGATTCGGCCGCGTTCAACGGCAAGCTCCTCGATGGTACCGGAGTATTTGTAAAGTTTCATTGTCATATCCTCCAAATG